GCATTCGCCGCTTCCATCGTACGGGCAGCACCCATACCGCCTGATAGCAATGCGTTAGCAGCGCCTGTACTTTGACCCCTGGCACCGATATCAATGCCCAGGCTCAATGGCTGCTGTCCTAGGCTCTCCAAATTAGTTGCCCCACCAAGATATGCTTGATATGGCCCAAGAGCAGCCGCTTGACCACCATACATTTGCCCAAGCAAGTTACCACCAGTGCCAAACAAACCAGCGCCAAAGCCCAAACGCCCCTGCTCCATACCCAGTTGACGGCCCAGCAAATCAGCGCCAAATCCATACTGTGCCCGTCCAAGAGCCTCCTCTTGACCAATGAGGCCAGCACCAGCCCCGATTTGAGCCAACTCACGGCCTCTTTCTCCAGCCAGCAAATTAGCACCAAACCCAATTTGTCCTTGGCCAAGCGCTTGACCAGCACTTAGCAACCCAGCACCAAATTGAGTTTGCTGTTGTCCAGCCTGTTGAGCCTGAGCAGCTATAGAAGCGTCTTGTTGAGCGAGTGCGTTGTAGTACGCCTCCATCTCAGGAGATGCCGCACCAAGGCCTGCTGCTCCACTAGGACGAGCGCCAGTAGCTCCAACCGACAAACCACTTCGACCAGTTTGATAGAGTTGATTTTGCAACTGCGCCAACTGACGCTCACGAGTGGGAGCCAAAAGCTCTTGCTGCTGGGAAACGTATCGTTGTGCCGCCTCCTGTGGAGATTGAGCCAAATACTGCTGACCCAAAGATGTGATTGCTTGTGCGCCTTGCGATGGCTGCAAATTCTGCCTAGCAATGTCAACAATCTGTTGATCCATTGGCTGACTCAGCAACCTCTGTCCAACATCTCCCAAACCATATTGACTAGGCGAAGACAAATACCTACTGGCAATCTCCCCCAATCGTTGATCAGCAGGAGAAGTGATGTATCTCTGACCAGCCTCAAACAACCCAGTAGCGGCTCCTCGGAATGGAGCGTACAAAGAGGCAGCTTCTTCAGCCTGCGTCAGAGCGCCACCAGTCAATCCCATCAGGCGATCTTGATATGCCCTAAGCTCAGGAGACACCTCATAGCCCGCACCAGTGACGCGCCCTTCAGGACTCGTCTCAAAAGTCGAGGTGCCAAAGCGCGTTGTTATGCCGACAGGACGGAATCGAGCTTCTTCAGCCGCAATCCGAGCCGCTTCAATTTGTCCACGAGCAGATTCTTCAGCCGCACGTCGAGCAGATCTACCGCCGAAAAGACCGCCAAGTAGTGAAGCGCCACCCGCAATAAGTGCTGGAACCATGTTATTTCTCCTGAAGCGTAATGCAGATCTTTCTATTCATCTGCTCGAATTCTTGTTTACTCATGACCCGCGCAAAGTAGAAGTTATGACCACTGTTCTTGCGGTTTTGTAGGCCACACTAGACTGCCAGACTGTGGGTTTACGGCGATGGCCCGCAGCGCCGCCCGGTAAGTGATGAAATCCGCATGGTTGAGCAGGTGCGGATTCATGTTGGGGTCGATGACATCGGGCTGGTTCACCCAGTCTGTCTCTGCCAACAGCCGCTCGGCCTTGACTTTGTTTTGGTTCGCAGGGGTTGTAGGTAGCGGCGTTTGTTTCCACTCCACAACACCACCGACTAATTCATAGAACCAGACATCTGGCTGAACATACTCTGGGCACGACTCCCAAAAGAAGGGGGCACAAACATCAAACGGAGTTGCGGCAACCTGAGCCACCCGATATCCAGTCGAAACAACTTCAAGAGGTGAAATAAGTGCGTACATATCTTGCCTTTACCAGAAAACAACAACACCGCCACAGCCCCCACCGCCGCCGTTCTGACCAAAAGATGCTCCAGTACCCGCAGTGCCGCCGCCAGTTCCACCACCTGCTCCTGCTGCGCTACCAGTGCTTGCGTTTCCGTTTGACCCAGGGCCATAAGCAACACCACCAGGAACACCCGAGCCGCCACCGTGATCTTGACCCGCACCACCACCAGACATGCCAGAGCCTCCTCCAGGTGCTAAAGAGCCGCCACCCATCGAACCAGCACCTGCTCCAGCAACAATTCCAGCGTTAACGGTTCCAAATGTCACATAATTGCTAAGTCTTGTACCTGTCGTTGTGCCAACTCCGTTAGCGCCAGTAGCTGCGCCACCACCCCCACCTCCCGTGGCACTGACTAAAGAACCAAAAGACGAAGTGCCTCCCGGATTGCCGTTGGCATTGCCAACTGCCCCATTACCTCCTGCCCCGACTGTGACTGTAATACCACTGCCGGGGGTAACCGTAACCACGGCCAATATAAAACCACCATTACCACCAAAGCCATCGTTACGGTTTGCACCCGCCCCGCCGCCGCCAAATGCAGCCACCATAACTTGCGTAACACCGGCTGGAGGCGTAAACGTATAAGTTCCAGAAGCGGCATACACCTGCGCTCTAAATCCAGTGTAAGCACCGGAAGCCGAGCTTTGGGTCGTCGCATCATTAAATAAAATATCCGTGTTTCTTATCGTGGTTGGCATGATTGCTCCTTATGGTGTACCAGCACCCGTGACATTACCCAGCGCAATGAACTCACCAGCCGAAGTCATCGAGGCAATTACGGTAGAGCCGTTTTTGAAAATAAGTTTTCCACCGGACTCCTCGATGCTAAAGCCAGTCGTAGCGAGCTTGGTGGCATTCGTTGCGTTCGTTGCGTTCGTCACGGCGTTTGCGCCAATCTGACCAACAATGTCTGCTGCACTTGCAACCTGAAGCGCCGATGAACCATTACCTTTGAGCAGCGCACCAGCGGTGAACGACGTAGCTCCAGTACCGCCTGAGCCAACAACCAACGTAGTAGACAGCCCCGCAGCAGTGCCCGTGGTGTTTTGGTTGAGTGTTGGGAAAGTGCAGTTGGCCAAATTGCCCGAAGCAGGTGTGCCCAATACGGGGGTAGTCAACGTCGGACTACTCAAAGTTGGACTGTTGGACAACACGTTATTGCCACTGCCAGTCGATGTGGTCACACCGCTACCACCTCTAGCAACAGGCAATGTCCCAGTAGTGCCACCATCAATAGGTAGACCAGTGCAGTTCGTCAGAGTGCCTGAAGCAGGCGTTCCAAGAACAGGCGTAATCAGAGTTGGAGAATTTGAATCAGCCTTGGTCGCAACAGCAACAGCAATGTTTACGAACTCAGTGTTGATTTCCGTGCCCTTGACGATCTTGAGTGGATCGCCGGACGGCAGAGAATCTTTGGTAGCAAAGTTGGTGCTTTGAACGTAGTTAGACATATCAACTCACTTTCCCATCTTTAGTCTGGATTTCAATGCGCTGGATTGACATTGATGCACCATTTATATTGGCTTCATATCCTGTTTGTACCATTTTCCCAGCGCCATTAGCAGGAATTGAGAGTGTTTGCAAAGCCACACCATCAGAGTACTCTGCAATGTTGTACTCTGCAATGCCGTACTCATACACACCTTGAGTAGGAATGTAAGAATTGCTTGACAAATAGTTGGTTGAAAAGTCAAAGCCCCACTTGACTGTGAGATACTGGTTGGTTCCACCAATCACAATGACTCGTATTCGCTTGAGAACTGACAGTGCATTCGCATTGCCAAGATCAGCATGGTTGGTGAAGTATTGGAAGCGATACGAAGATGTGTGATCCTGATAGGTGCCGTACTTACCAATGTAGCCATTCTTGCCGATCAGCAAATCACCATTACGCCGTGATAGCAGAGCGGTAGGCTCAATGCTATCCCATGTGGTTACGCGGAACGAGCCATCCTGAAGCTGGCCGCGTGTGTCAAAGCAGTAGACTTCCTTGCTTGTTGGCAGCGTGAGCAGGTAAAAAGCCTCGCTCTCAGAGTAGACGGACTTGATATTGGCAAACGTTTCAGTGGCCACTACCTGAGCCAGATCATTCCTGACGTTTTTCGACAAGTCTCCAAGAGGCGCAGACTTCTCAACGATTGTTCTGGCAAACGAGCGCACACCAGAGTTGGACAAGAACAGCACATCCTTGCCAGTGGTCTGGATCGAATCCCTGGCAACACATCCAATGCCACCAACCGTGTCGCTCAACTGCATTGTTGACGGCGTAGTGGCATCTTGATAGACCAGGATCTGCCGCTTGCCAAAGATGATCAGGAAGCCATTGTGAGCAGCAAGCCCCTGGATCTCATCTGCGCCATTGGGCCAGATACGATCCACATTCAACGAGCCAGCAGTTCCGGTAGACCAGACATGCCCTGCCAACAGGTCAGAGAAGTACACGATATTCTTGACCGTGGACGTATTTGCCGACCAGAGCCGTCCATAAGCCGATAGGACGATGTTTGCGCTAGGGACAGTACCCACATAGCCAGTCTTCTCCGAAACGCGCCTATAGGTCGTTGTAGACACCGCAGGATCAAAGATCAGTGGATCATGACCTGTCTGGAAGAAGTAGGTGATGCCGTTAAGAGAAGTGCAAGACCAGTTGTTCGCGCTAATGGTCGGCGCAGACCCTCCCCCCCCATAGGTCAATTCAACAACAGCGTTCGACCCATCGAGCTTGAAGAGCTTGTTGTTTCCGGAGAACAGCACAGTCAGTGTGCCGTCAGATTGCACCAGCTCATGGATCACGCCAACATCATTGGCACCAAGGTTCCCAGAAGATGAGTTGACCCTCGACCAACCCTTGCGAGAACCAATGCGACCATAGCGATCAATGATGCAGTTTGTCGCAACCAGTGCAAAGCCACTCGCCAAATCAGTAGGCGAGTCCTGCGTGTTCAACCCGAAAAAGCCTGGGGCCGAAACGCTGGAGGTTCGCAGCGGCTGGCTCATATCGCAACAAACTCCTGCGCCTCGGGGTAACGAGTGCCCTCAAGAGCAATGTAGTCAGACAGCATCGAACGATACAACTGATAAGCCTCAGACGACGAGAAGCCTCCGTCCTCACCACGCTCGATCAATGCCCGTGCATAGGCATTCTGAGCCACTAAGACATCAGGAACCAGCACAGAGGTGCTATCCGAGGTCAGAGTAGCCTGGGGCACGGCCAGAGCGAACTTGAGCGAATAGACGTTATCAGGACGGGCATACAGCACCACCTTCGTGTCGCCATTTCCATCCACGCCATCAAAGGCATAGGCATTCGGGATGCCAGTGATCGGAGTGGTGAAGTTCTGGTAGCGGTTCATCTCAACGAAGCTGAGGTTCGTCAAGCCCACATTGGCGGTCACGTTGATGGCATCCACCACCTGGAACTTCTGACCAGCACCGGTCATCGAGTAGATGTAAGTACCGGCCACAGTAGTGATGGTGACCGTCTGACCCAGCACATTCCACGCATATGCGTCCTCGATCTGGCGCTTGGCATCGTTGACAAACTTGCCGATCAGAGTCGAGTAAGGGGTTTGATTAGCCGTAGAAACAGTCGTTTCACGCAGCCTAATCAGCACATCATTGATGAGTTCTAGGTAGTTCATTGCCGTGTCAATCCTGTCTCTTCAAAGGTTGCAATGAAGCTGAAGCTGCTGCCAGATTCAGTGGTGATCTTGATCGAATCGCCCTCTTCCAGCACGATGTACGCGCCTCCATCGAACTGCAAGTAGTTCTTGGCGCTTAAACTGTACTCGGTCAAGATGTCGTAAGTCGCGCTGGCGCTCGAATCGATCCACTGCACCGTGATGTTCTTGGTAGACACTCCGGTGTTATGGATGTACATCACCATGAATTTGGCGTAATACCCCGTCGGCACTGTGTAGACAGTGGTCAGCGTTGCTGCTGTTGGGTTGACACCGACGGAGATTGGCCTCATTTCTTCTTGTTCCTCGCAGAAATTGTTTTTGCTTTGGCTACTGCATCCGTTTTGGACGATGCGCCCCAAGCTCTGAGGGAAAGAAGCAGGCGAGTCGGTTCGCCGTCTTTGTATTCAGGCCCAGGCATATTGCCCATACGCGCAAGAAAGGAGGCCCGTCTTGGGTTGTCGC